ACAATGTATCCAGAATACGAATCTGTTCTTATTGATGATGAACCAGTTGGAACTACCTCATGATTTCCCCTTTAAATCCTGCCCGCCACAAGGATACTCGTATGAGGTTACATCCTTCAAGCGTAATATTCTTGCTATCTGGATTTGTAATCATGGCAAGTTTTCTTATACCAACAAAACTCCCAAATCCATCTGGGGATTCTGGTGTTCAAAAACTAAAAAATACTACGCACCAATCAATTCATCCACACAAGGAAGTGAAGTAGACATAGAGAATACAACTCCATATTCCTCAATGCAGTTAAACCTAAATCCTTTAGAGAGACTATTTTACGCATGAAATACCTTCCCAAAGTCAATGATTATGTTAAGTGGACAGATTCACTTGGTAAAGTTATTGAGGGATGGGTATATTTTGCCGACAAAGCATACATCACTATTGAGATTAGTGTGAAAGATAAACCAGATGATTTGGTTCATTTTCACAAAAAAACACACTGTTGTGTTCTAGTTTTTCCAGAATGTTGGCATCAATTAGAATATATTAAGTCTAGAAAGAATCAACATGAGACCTCCCAAGACATTTAAAGACATCAAGGGGGGTCGCTCAAATTGTCCCTATAGTGTAAGCACTTGATTCATGGATCATTTCCTTTCTGAACAACAAATTGAAGAACTGGTAAATTTTGATCACATTGCTGAAGATCTTGAAGATCTGATCGAAGAAGATCAAAACTTCAACATGAATGACTACCTCAACTCCAACATTGATTATTGATTAAAATGACTGATACTGTTAATGTTCTTCACCATCTCAAAGAACTGCGAGAAACTTGGAAACGACAAGATTTTCGATATACTAAAGATCAGCAAGAACAATATGACATGTTGATTGCTGCTCGACGAGAACGTGTTAGGTATTTCTATGATAACGATTTGGTGTGTAAAGTAAGCAAATCTGCTATGGATAAGCGTAAAGAAGAAGATTGACAATAGTGGGGGACAGTCAGGAAACTGGTTGTCCCCTCTTGACTTTTCTGCTATCTAAATATACCATAGGAATAGTTAAGAAATCAAATGAAAACCTTCGCTCAATTTATTACTGAAGTCTATGACAAAGATGTCATGGGATCCTCTCAGATTCGCAAGACTGGCGAAGGTGGAAGAGTCGGAGCAAATAGAAAGAAATCTACACCAGAACGCCGCAGAATGAAGGCAGTTGGCGGCGGTAAAATGGAACCCGTACAATATAAAGATCGTAAGGATATTGGTTCACAAAAACAACGCTCTACAAGAGAACAGCAACCCACTAGAGAAAGAGGATCTGCTGCTCTTAGTGCAAAAGAAGCACAACGTAAGGCATATTTGGAAAGAAAAAGAAGAGAAGGTGGCGAAAAAACTAAGACCGCATCTGAACTTCTGAGTACAAAGAAACCAGCAGCAAAACCCTCTGCTGGTTATACACCACGCAAAGCATCTGGACTCTCTGCGGCAGAAAGAAAAGCAGTAACTAAGAAAGGTGAAAGAACTCTGCGTGACCTTAGACTAAAGAACCTAGGTAAGAAATCTGAGAGTGAACTTAAGCATCCAATCACTCAAAAAGAGATCACTAGAAGAGGCAAAGCGGCAAAGAAATAAAGGGGGGTCGTCCAAACCGTCCTATCAATGAGTCCATGAGAACCCTTTACAAGCGTCTGTAAGGGTGCTATTATTGTTTTTTGGTATCTGACCACCTGAACGTGTCTATTACTCTTCGTCCTCATCAAACCCGTGCTGTTGCTGCTATGGCAAAGCACGATAAAGGTCAACTAATTGTTCCTACTGGCGGAGGAAAGACTCTGAAGATGATCTATGATTGTCTTCGTCAGTTGCAGTCTGAAACTCCTCAGACCATTGTTGTTGTTGCTCCACGCATTTTGCTTGCTGAGCAACTCTCTTCTGAGTTTCTTGAGCATATCACCAATGTTGAAGTGATGCACGTTCATAGTGGCGAAACTCATCATTTCAGCACTACCAAACCTGCTGATATTGTGGTTCATGCTGGTATGTGTGCTGCTGCTAATCGTCACCAACTCATCTTCACCACCTACAACTCTTTGCAGCGTCTTGTTGATGCTGAGATTGACGTAGATACAATCTACTTTGATGAGGCACATAACAGCGTTAAGCGTAACTTTTTCCCTGCAACTGAGCACTTTGCTGCTAAGGCAAAACGCTGCTATTTCTTCACTGCTACTCCTAAGCACTCCCTTACTTTCAAGAAACCAGGGATGAATTGGGGTCATGTTTATGGTCAGGTTCTTTGCAATGTTCCTGCACCTGAACTAGTTGACGGTGGGTTCATTCTTCCTCCTAAAGTTGTAGTCAAGCAACTGCCTATGGTTAAGGGACGCAAGGTAATGTGTGCTGAGGATTCTGACAACCTGTTGGAGACTATTGATGGCAATGGTATCGGCAAGACTCTAATCTGTGCTCGCACCACCAGGCAAATCATCAACCTTATTTCTAACTCTGATTTCTGCTCTGAACTTGCACAACGCGGTTATTCTTGGATGACTATCACATCTAAGACTGGCGCAATCATCGACGGCAAGAAAGTCAATCGAGAGCAATTCTTCAATACTCTAAATGCTTGGGGCAAGGATAGCAGCAAGAAATTTGTTGTTATTCACCACTCTATTCTGTCTGAAGGAATCAACGTCAACGGATTAGAAGCAGTCATCTTCATGCGTAACATGGATTATATTGGCATCAGTCAATCGATTGGTCGTGTTATTCGTTTAGGTGACAAGTCTAAGACCTTTGGTCTTGTTTGTGTTCCTACATACGATAACGTTGGCATCACTACCGCTCGCAAAGTTCAGGCAGTTGTAGATACTGTGTTCAATCAGGGACAACCTGCAATTTCGGAGATCCGCAAATGACCATTTCAAAAGAACAACTGATCGATGCACTTTACAATGAGTATGTGTTTCTATGTCATGATGATTTCGATCCAGATGAGGATGCTACTCCAGAAGAATACTTAGATATGCTAAAAGAGATGAGTTATGATGAATTAGTTGAGGAAACTGGCACTGATGATATTTTTCCCCTAGATGAGTTTATGAGTGCATGGGCATGAAAGTTACAGAACACTATGGCAATTTTGACCCTGATTGGTCACTAGAAGAAATAGAAGAATTGATTAGATTGATAAGAAAAGAATTGAATGATGTAACATTACCAAAGGCAGATCAGTTGTTTTATGGTAAAATGATTGGTAAATTGTACGGAGAAAAAATGAAATATACTTCGGATGACTGAAAGGGGGGTCGTCCGAAGTGTCCCTGTAGTATAAGCACTTTTGTTATGTTCGTTACTGAAGATCTGCGATCTGCTGTTGCTGAGGCAGATCAATTCAAAACTAACAGCATTTATCCTGAGTTGATGTGTCTCAAATCCACTAAAGGTGGTGTGGGCATTAAAACTTTTGAGACTGCACTTTCCAATGCGAAAGAGTACATGAGTGAAGGAGATATTGAGTTTTATCGTAACTTCTACGATAACTATTCTTCTCCTCTTTGTGTTCTCCCTAAGGGACACAGTGGCAAGTGTTCTTGTTCCTATGGCAAGTTCTTCACTGATAAGTTTGCCAAGAAGATTAAGGACTGTGATACCACACCTGGCGATGATGATATTCTCTACAAGAATCGCGCACGTCGCATCTTTCCCATCCAAGTTAATAAGAATCAATATACAGTTCTGAACGCACAGCATACCTGGAAAGCAAAAGGTATCAAGATGAAAGCAGGTATTCCTGCTGAATTTGGCGGCACTAACTTTACTATTGCTACTGCACATTTCGATTTTGCTGCTATTCTGCTGCTGCAAAAGGGTGTTGAGCATAATCTCCCTGAAGATGTAGAGTTTAAGTTGCTTCAACGTGCTCAGGACATTGTTGATGAGTTTCTGGCGCAAGATATTGATATTGTTGATGAGAATGGACAACTTTGTTGCCCTGTGTTAGGATGTACTATTGAACCTGAATGGTACGAGACTGATGATAAGAACCCTAACCAAGTTCAGTTCGGTCACGTTCAACCTATTCGCGCCGATAAGTATATGACTCGCGGTGGTAACGTTGTACCTATCACCCGCAATGGCAATCTTATGCAATCCGACAAATCTATCCAGCAAACTTATGCAGACCAAGAAGCAGCAGTTCAACGTCGTCAAGCACGGAGATTGTCTCGTTGAGTTACAGAAACTAGAGGATAAATCTGTAGATCTAGTTCTCATTGATCCTCCCTATAATATTGGGAAAGATGACTGGGATAACTATGGAATCACTAAGAAAGGGTATCAACCTAAACCCTATTCTGGTGAATGTTATTATGACTGGATGGAAAGTGTATTTGT